ATAGCGGCAGTGACCTCGTTGGCACCAAACTCTAATGGCTGTTGACCGTATTGATCAAAGTATAATTTTGTACCAGTGGCACTATCTTCTTTAACTGATGGCGGTAAACTTGGCATTAGACTCCACTCCCTGGTATCATTGATCGTTGCGTTGCTTGAGTATCGTTGTTTCCACCATTATTTTTAGGAAAGACTGACCCTATTACTCCGCCAACAGAATTAACAATACCACCGATGGCTGCTGGACTACTTAAAATATTTATTGCTTCAGATCTAATGCCAGCACTATTTAACCTACCTATATTTTTTGCAGTATTCACCGCAGATATTGCAGTACCTAAAAATCCGCCAACGCTGCCAAATGCTGACCCGCCTGCAACATCTCCAAAGATACTTTCAAGACCGTCTAGAACTCCGCCTTCACCTAGTAGTGTAGCTGTGCCGCCACCTTGAACAGTTAACGGACTTGGTACATTGTCATAGTACAAGTTTGCAAATCCTTTTGGCGTATTTCTAGCAACATTCCCGGTACCGTACACCACAGACTCATATTCTATATTCATTGTTGTTTCATTGAATTCAGCAGCAGAGTATCCAGCATCGCCATGTTGCCAACTTGTTATCTTGGGATTAATCAGCTTGTAACTTAAAAATCTACGTCGACTCATTGTGTAAATGGTAATAGATTCAAAGAAGTCTAAATTTTTTCCCTGTTTATCTAAGCTGTATCTAAATCCTTCAAACGCTGTTCCGGTAGCATTTAAATTAGTTTTGCTAAAAGCTGCTTCAGGATTAAATCTATCCTGCACATAGGTTCCCATGTACAAAGCCCACAATGCATTTATTACTCCGGCAGTATCATCATGGAACTTCATAGAGATACCTTCGTAGGTAAAATTTTTGTAGATTATGTGTTTTCTATTGTATTGATTTTTAGTGACTGTCTCAAATTTATATTTTGGTAAGTCTGTGCTCTTAATTAGATATCCAATTTCATCAGCATGTGTGTTGGTAAATGTTGGGGATGTTACAACACCTTTACGAATCTCAAATCTAACATAAAACATGAACTTGCTACGAGGCATGAGCCTATAGCCGTTGCCTATAAACAGCCTACTAGCATGGCGCCAATCGGCAAGTCCGCCCTTGGGTGTTAAAAGGCCGTCTCCTACGCCTTTAAGAAATCGAGTGAATACATTTGACATACAATTATTTAGCCGTAAAAAAACCCGGAAATTAATCCCGGGTTTTTAGATAATAAAAACTTATTAGCCTCTACCAGTTACGCTTTCACCGATAGTTCTTCCAACTAGTGCGCCAATTCCACGCTCAGGACCTGTACCACTAGCACCTGAGAACTGAACAGCGTTGTCATACTTGATAGTTAGTGCAACAGTCATTGGTTCGTTAGATCCGTAGTTTGCTTCACCGTAGTTTACTTCAGACACATAGCAACCATATAGTTCCCACTTCTCAAGGATATTTGGCTCAAGTGTTCCGTTGCCGCCGTCAAGCATTTCAATATTCATTTGATATTTGTAATCGATACCAGAACGTGCAGAAGCCTGTTCCATGAAGTCAAATTGTTTCTGGATCTGTTGTCCAACAATCTTTTGTACTTGGCCGTTAGCATCATCACGTAGGTTCAATGTTATATCACCCCATGATGGCTTACCGGCTAGCTTGACTTTTGAGTTGTATATTTCAATAGTCATTTCTTCAAAAGTCACTGTTGGTCTAGTGACGTCGGAAACCTGTTTGGTTAATTCTGTACTAGCTTCAACTCCGAAACCTAACAATATCACTCTAAAGCGATATTTTAGTTTTGGCATTAGCAGCGCAGTGCCGCTTGTGCCGTTTGAAGTAGGGACTGAAATTCTATTTAAGGAAGTTAGTGCCATTTTAAATCTCTCCTGTATTCTTAATACGCAATGGAATGTAAATAAATTCTATTGCTTTTACTGGCTCAATAGCAATATCTACCCATAGTTCGTTGCGATCGATTCTTGCGTTTGTGTTGTTTGATTCGTCACAGACAACTGCGAAGTCATATAGAGCACGTAAACCTACCAACTCTATCAACAAGCTCTCGACAGCGCCTTTAACTTCATCTCTAGTGATCTTATCGTTTGGTTCAAAGATATATGGACGAGCTAGTTTTGTTAACTGGCTACGTAGATACACAGTTAAACGTGCTACGTTAATACGATCCAATGCTGATGCATTTCTTGCACGAGTCTTCTGACCATATGCAACTAGTCCTACTCCAACAAAGAATGGAATTGGATTAACTTTTAGATCATACAATGTATCGCGTTGTCCTTCGTTCAATGCAACTGACTGGAATTCTCCTGTTGCTGCATCAATATAACCAACTGCTGTTGCGTTAGTAATACCACCGCGTCTTGTTCCAGCTGGAGCAAACCATGGATAGCTAACTTGATCGCTTAGAGCAATTGTACGCAACATCATGTGTGTAGCTGGAACAACTGCGTTAGCACCACCTAAGTCTGTGGTAAATCCGTTTGGATAATAAACTGCTGAGTATTCGTCGTAGCTGACAATACCTGTATCACCGTTGTCTAGTGCGCCATTTGCGTTAGTACCCCAAGCTGTTAGGCTTGTTGCATCTGCAGGCAAGCGTAATGGTGTATCACCTAGTACAAATGCTGTCATGCCACGATCTAGATTCAAGTTGATCAAATTGCTGTATGCTTCTGGATAACCAGGGCAAGCAATCAAATTAAAGTTTCTACGCTCTTCGTCTCTAGCTTCAGAACTTGTGTCGATCACACTCTTTAGTTTCTGAACAATTAGAGCACGTTGAGCTTTACGTCCAAAGCTGCCTGAACCGTCTTCGTTGTTAGGCGAAGCTGTGACCCAACGATCTGTGTCGTATAGATTTTGTCCGTCACCTAGTACTGGACTGTCGCCCACATCGTTAAACTGTGCTTGATAACGCACATTCTTAGCAGCAGTATCAATATAGCCGTTTGCATAACGCTTGACATTACCACCGCTTCTACGTAGATTCCACAACATCATACCCTTTGGATATAGTGCTGGAGCTGGACAATCAAAGTCAACGTAGTTAGATGCTAGCAATTCTTTAATAGTAGCTGCTGTATTACCAGTAGCACCGCTGATACCATAACGTGCATCGGCAAATAGAACACCTTCTTCTGTGGTTTGATCTGTCTTATCAACCAACTGCCATTTCTCAGAAATTGTGCCGCCGCCATCTGTATTGAATCTATAGATAGTTGGGAAGTTTTCTAGATCAGCAGTGCTAATCCATAAGTCACCGTTTCTCAATGGTGTGCTGTCGCTTTGTGTTGTTGGCATGCTGGCAGCAACAATCGGACCATTTGGATCTGTTTTGTCGTCTGCTGCGCTGGCAAAATATGGACTTGTAGCAGTTCTATATCCTACCCAAATTTCACCGTTGTGTATCATCATGTCAACTTGATCAAATGCTGGGTTATACCATAGCTGGCCATCTTGTGGCTCTGCCAATGGCTCGTTTCCAGTAGCATTAAATCTTAGTTCATCTGCTGCTAACGGAGTCCAGTTAGTGGCAATATAATCATGAGGATCAGCTGGTGCAAGATCTGTTAATGAATAAAAATTAGTAGTTCCTTCGCTTGTGCTAGTATTAAACACTGTGAAAATGTCTACCAATGGTGTTCCTGTACCGTCGGTGAAGTGAATGTCGCCACCAGCTCGGTGTGTAATCTGTAATTCGTTATCAGCTGTCACTTCCGCTACAACATGAGTTAATGCTGCTGCGTTAATTGCAGTAGCAATTCGGTTAGCATCAACAACGCCTGATCCAACGCCGGCAGTTGCTGTAAAGCTGATTGTTGTGTCGCTACCTAGTGATAGTTCACCAGCCAATGATTCAGCAATGGTAAATGTGTATGATGAAGCCGGTAAAGTTGCGTCATCAATGATTGCTGAAGTAATTACTGTTGCGCCTGAAGACTTTTTCTTCCATACACGGAACTTAGCAGTGGCATCTTGACCTAGTTCTTGGTCTGCATTTGTTTGTACAAATATACTGCCTGAGGCAATATTTTGACCACCACCGCTTCGATCTAGATAATATAGTGCTGCTTCTGTAGTAGCATGTAATGGTGCGCTGTATTCAACCCATGTCTTAGTTGCAGAGTTCCAACGCTTGACAATCCAACGAGCACCATAGTTAGGCTCAGTTGCCTTGATCCAGACTGAACCAGTTGGGCGAGGAGTTAAACTTGATGTTTTCCATGTTGGAACTATGGTGTGTGGAGTTTGCTGTAGTGAAGGAGGATAGTAATCGCCTGCGGTAATACCTAGTGCTGTTAATACATCACCAGTTCCGCTGATAACTAGAATTCCTTTGGATGTTGATGTTGAATCAGATGAGCTTGAATCTTCACCGTCTGAATAAACTTGCAACACGCCGCCAACTGCTTTTGCACTAATTCCTTGTGATGCTCCTAGACTGCTGATGCTTGATGCTAGTGCAGCTCTAGTGGTTCCTGGAGCAACACTGATAGTGTTTCCGTTTAGAACAATGTTTCCGCCTGACACAAATGCAGTAGTAGTTGTGCTAGAAATAGTAGGCCAGCTGGCTTTCCACTCTGGGCTACCAACTAACACCCACTGTCCTGCAACTACAGATGAGCCAGATGCGTATGTACCACCTGCTGACTTAAACCATAGTGTGGCTAGTTCTCTACTAGCTGTATAAGATCCAGTGCCTAGTACTGTTTGAAATACGATTGCATAATCGCCAATTGAGCCAACTGATCCACGTGGAGCATTTGCTTCAATTTTAGACTCGTCATCGTCTGTTAGCACAATCGGGGTCTTCAATGCAAATTTCTGACCGCCTGTTGTATCAGCACCTGCACCGTTCCATTCCTGGATACCCCATGATGTTGCTAGTGTATCTACCCACCATGCTCCGTCAATCGGTTCTGCTCCCGGAGCTGCTGTTTGACCCTGTAGTTCGTCTAGATTTACATCTGCACGAACGATAAATGCTGAATTACTTACTCCTAAGAAGCTGTATGCTGCTAGTAGTCCGTATTCGTTTCTTTCGCCACCGTGTATTGGGCTTGAAGAAGCTGTCTTTTCAAAGAACGGAACACCATAAGTATCAACAAGTTCTCGTTGACTGGTGATTTTAAATACCTTGCCAGCATTTGCTTGTGTTGTTCCAGCAGCAGTGCCTGTGCCTGCTGCATTTGATTTATTTTCTGCGGTTGCAATAACGATAAGAGGAGTTGTACCAGGCTCAGCTGGTGTATAAAAACTCTCGTCGATTACCGTAACTTGTACGCCTGGTGATTGTAGTGCCATCCCATTTTCTCCTGGTAATAGTTGCTCAATGTATTTAGCGGCTACGACTAAAATTGGCCTGTTATACTAGACGAAAAAGGGGTTAAAAAGGTGTAAATAGTTTTATGAGACCGCTTTGTAGGTGCGGGCAAAGACCCCGTGCTGTTAACTATAAAAAGAATGACAAGATCTATTATAGATCATTGTGTGAAATCTGCATGGCACACGGAGTTAATCATGGAATACCCCGCTGGTTTAGAGCAGGGTATAGGATGAAACAGCAATGCGACAAATGCGGATTTAGATCAACACACTCTGAAGTGTTTAGAGTATTTCATGTTGATGGTAATCTAGACAATTGCCGCCATAGCAATTTAAAAACAGTATGTGCTAACTGTGTCAGTGTATTAAGCAAGGACGGAATAATGTGGAGGCAAGGAGATCTCATCGCTGACTACTAATCGCTTTGTTTGCGAATATAAATCATCAATAGTGCTATTATTATCTAGCACAACATCAAAATCAGTTCCTACCCAAGCAGTTTCGCTAGCATGAATCTTTCTCATTTTTAAATCTTGAAATGCCCAGTTATGACCTTGATTTGCTGCTATGGCAGTATCGTACCAATCAGGTAGTTGGCCTCGCTGTACCCAAATAATCTGGCCGCCTGCATCTTTAATACTTTTAATTTCGTTAGGAAATCTGCAATCTGATATTACCACATGATCTTTACTGTTGCGCAGTTTGTTTTCTAATGAAGCAATCCATATGTCGTCATGAAAACTTTTGCGGCATACTTCGGTGCCCCAGTATTGTAGAACCCAACGGGGAGTTAATGTAGGCATGTCTAGTCTAGCTGCCCACCATGGATCTACTTGTTCTCGCCATTCTCGGGCTTCTTTAGTACGGCCTTCAAGCATGGTCCTGTCCCAGCCAAATACTGAACTCACTGCATCTTTGAGTGTGTTAGCAAATGACTCGCGTCTAAATTCGTGAAAGTTAACTAGATAGTCAGCGACTGTGTCCTTACCGCTGCCAATAAACCCGCATATACCTATAATCATAAATGTCTCCTATTAGAAACATTATACTACAAATTTATTGTAAGGTCAAACCTTTTTAACCAATTATAAATGTATAACCAGATCCGCCAGAAACTAGTGTTTCTAATTCTTTAGTTAATCTTTCTAAATCAGCAGTGGCTTCTGATTTCATTGCTGCGCCGTTGAGGCTGCTACCGCCTCCGGGTCCTGCAATTTGAGCAAACTTTTCACGAGCTTGGCCTAGCATCATTTTGCAGTTGGCCAATGTGTAATCTTTAATCCACTGTCCTGCATAGGTATCTTCAATGATAGCAAAATCTGGTTTAGTATTATAAACCTGTATCATGACTTCTTCAAATCCTCTAGGACGTTGCATAATAGTTAACTTGCGACTTTGTGGATGCCATGTAAAGTTAATAAAACTTCCAAACATTTTGCCCACTAGTTCTTGATACTGTGCAAACAATTCGTAGGTTAATAGGCCGCCCATATTTGTGGATGACAACAAATAGGTATTTGTATAGGCCATGTTGAACGGTTCGAACACTGTACCACCGGATCCATTGCCACTGCGTGATCCAACACTTCTTCGATAAATCTGTCGTACCTGCTGAACTTCTTTAGGTAAAATATAATCGTTTTGATCCTGCTGTAGTGTCAAAAACAGATAGCTTTCTTCCACAGCATTATCTGAACGTTGACGGAAAACACCCAAACTGCGATTTAGGGCAGTTTCATAGTGTATAGGATCTAGTTCGATATCAATCATGCCGTCACCCAGCATGGCTTTGCAGTAGTCGTAAACGCTTTGTTTGGATTGATCAATTTGGCTCATACTGTTATTTATCGTAGCGGTAAATATACTACTATGCCAAGACTCAGTTTATACCGTCCCGAAAAGGGCAATGACTACAAATTTATAGATAAAACCGCCTGGGAAATGTTTCAGGTTGGCGGCACTGATGTGCTGGTTCACAAGTATATAGGGCCAGGTTCTAATACTGAAAATACGCCAAGTACCCCCTCTTATCTAGGTGACAGCGCCAGCAACATTCAAGATCTGCTGTTCTTGGAAAACCGTGATCGCAAGTATGATCCCGATATCTATCAATTGCGAGGTGTATACAGCCTGCAAGACATTGATTTTAACCTAAGTCAATTTGGTTTATTTTTACAAAACGACACAATCTTTATCACGTTTCATATCAATGACACTGTGGAAAAATTAGGTCGTAAGATTATTTCAGGCGATGTTATTGAATTGCCGCACCTAAAAGACGAGTATGCTCTTAACGATTTACAGTTTGCACTGAAGCGTTTCTTTGTGGTCGAGGAAGTCAATCGAGCAGCTGAAGGTTTTTCAGTCACTTGGTATCCGCATCTGTATCGTGCAAAATGTAAACCTCTAGTAGACAGTCAAGAATTCAAAGACATTCTTAATGGGCTTGCTGATGACACAGGAGTTGACACTAACACTACCTTGCGTGACATCATGTCAACTTACGAAAAAGAAATGCAGATCACTCAGGCAGTTCTTGATCAAGCCGATGCAGATGCACCAAAGAGTGGCTATGACACTACACGTCATTACATGATACAGACAGGTGCAGACGGTAGAGTTGAATTAGTAGATGCTTCAACTACTGAATCATTGGCCAGCTTTCAAACACAGGCCACAGACGCAGAAGGTAATTTATTATTTGATGCAGACAATAGACCCATATATGTAGGTGCTACGGCAAGTACCATTTATCAAAGTCCAGAATATAACGGTCCAATGATTGGTGACGGTGACGGCATACCGCCTAATGGGGCACCGTTTACCGCAGGCATCACATTTCCTATTTCTCCGGCTATTGGGCAATTTTGTTTAAGAACAGACTATCTACCTAAGAGGTTGTTTAGATACAATGGCAAGCGTTGGGTAAAAGTAGAGGATGTAAATAGAATGACAATGAGCAACATGGGCTACGAGGACGTAGTAGCTGGCGGCTCTCCCAACGATGTGTTCTTAGATAAAGATGTAAGAATAACACAAAAGACCAGTTTCATTAATAACCCTGCAGAAGCCAGGATCAATGGACATACAGTTAAAGAAAAACAAAGCCTTTCAAAGGCACTTAGACCAAAGGCAGATGAGTAATGGATTATTTTTATGACGGCCAGATAAGACGCTATGTCACACAGTTTATGCGTGTGTTCATAGGATTTAAATACAAAGCCGGAGACGGCACACTAAGTCATGTACCTGTGATGTACGGAGATATGACTAGACAAGTAGCCAGCATTATCAAAGACAACAGTGAAAACAAAATGTCCACTGTGCCTAGAATTGCCTGTTATATTTCAGGCCTAGAAATGGACACCACTAGACTAGCCGATGCCAGTTTTGTTAGTAAACTGCATATCAAAGAACGTGCTTGGGAAGATGTTGGCGGCGAAATAGAGTATAAAAATTATCAAGGCGCAGGATACACTGTAGAACGATTGATGCCTACTCCGTTTAAGCTGTCAATGAAAGCAGATATATGGACTTCAAACACTGATCAAAAATTACAGCTAATGGAACAGATTCTAGTTCTATTCAATCCCAGTTTAGAAATACAAACTACAGACAACTACATTGACTGGACCAGTCTCAGTGTTATTGATTTGTCTACGTTGAATTTCAGTTCTAGAACCATTCCCCAGGGCGGCGATAGTGATATTGACATTTGCTCAATTGAATTTAAAATGCCTATATATATTTCACCTCCTGCCAAGGTTAAGAAGTTAGGAGTTGTTAGAAACATTGTGGCCAATGTATTTGGTGAAAGCGGCGATGTACTTAATCTTGATGACTTGATCTATGCCGGCAATGGTAATTCAATCCATAATAAAAATGTTAACGGGAATTTTAGAATATTATTATTGAAAAGCAACAATGACCAACCCAACGACTTTGATGTATCTATTGTTTCGCCCAACGAAGTCATTATCAATAACAAGCTAGAACCTCCTACAAAGACCGGCGATCCAATTAGTTGGAATACTATACTAGACATATACGGTGGATATATTTCCGGGATCAGCAAAATATTTTTCTTGCAAGCAGACGGCAACGAATTAGGCGGCACTTTTGTAATCAATGAATTAGATCCTGCACGTTTGTTGGTAAATCTTGAAGACCGTCCATCGAATACTGTGATAGTTAGCTCAGTGTATCCTGCTGGACGTACTACTGTAGATGCTATTGTGGATCCCTATAAATTTAATCCCAAACGTCCCAATAAAGAAACTGCCGATCAGCCCATAGTTGCTGGAACAAGATATCTAGTGTTAGATGATGTCAATAACAGTCCCAACGTGGGAACTCAAGTTGATAATCCGCCATTCAATCCAACCTTCAACTATGATGGACCAGATGCTTGGAAAAATCTAAATGGCAGCGATCCAGTAATAACGGCCAATTCTATTATAGAATGGAGCGGTACTGCATGGGTTAATTTAATTCCAACTTGGCAAGTGTCTACACCTACACCATTAACCTCAGGTCTGCAGGTCTATGCCATTAATCAAATTGTTAGCTATGACGGAGTTGCCTATCGAGCCAACGCTAATATAACTCAAGGCGAAAATGTCACAGTGCCGTCTGACAATGATAAATTTGACGAAATCAGCTTGCTGTTTCAAAATTTAAAGACAGGCGTTCAATATCGTTGGGGTGTAGATGGACAATGGATGAAGAGTTTTGAAGGCGAGTATATGTCAGGATACTGGAGGTTTGATCTAGATCCGTTATAAGTAATAGATGCAACAACGTGCCGGATTACTTTTCCTTGCTAAATCTACTAGCAGAATTTTACTGATCTTAGAAGATCAAAAATGGACTGTGCCCACGTTTCCTAGAAGTTCTACACTTTTGGAAGATGCTGATCAACTTATGTCTGAATATGCAGTTGGTAGAATACTGCCAATAGAATTATATCTCAGCGAAGATCGAGGTTTTGAGTACGGAACTTATGTTTGTCTAACTGATAAAGAATTTTTAACTTCTGCTAGTCAAACAATCTGTTGGGCAAACGTTGATTGTCTTCCTAAGAATCTACATGGCGGACTAAAAACAACATTAAATAATCAGCTTATTAGAGCAAAAATTGATACTATACTGGTGCTAGAAAATGATTCCAAAAATACAAAATAGTCAACGTTTTAAGGACGACTACAAAAATTATCAAGAAAGGATTATAAAAATATCCAATCAATCAGCACAACAAGAACTGATTGATCTCTTAGTGAAGTTGAAAGAACAAGTATCCTACATTGATCGTAGTCACGACAGTATGATGATTACCGGAAGAATAAACAGTGAAGTTTCTGATCTACGTTCAAATTTGATAACAATCAAAAAATCGTTAGATCAGAAACTGGTTCACTGGGAACGTATTCAGGCCAATTAAGCCTGCGCTTCGCCCCAACGTAAAATAATCGACGCTGGTACCGCAGTGCCCGATACCTTGTAAACGTTAATGGCCAATACGTCTGGACCATTAGGGAATGTGCCACGTCCACCAATTGCTGTTGTTGTAAGTTCTTTCAATTCACCTAGATCTAGAGTATTAGTACTTCCTGGATTTGAAATAAAGGAAAATACCTGTTCTCCAGGAAGAGCTGCCGCTAAATCTCCAAACTGGAATGTTATGCTAGCTGCCGCTGAAATGCCAGTGTTTGCATTCTGTGTGAATGTGACTCGTCGAACTGTTGTAACTCCTAGTGTTCTAGTTGTAACCGCTGATACCGAAGTTCCTGCAGGAAATTGCGTGGTTGATGTATCCACTCTGGTACCAATACTTGCTCCTGATGAGTTCCATGATGCATTCGTAAAGAACAAATAGTTAGTACTTGGATATGATGCCGCTGTTTGTGGAATCTGTGCAGTCACTGATATTGCAGAGTTAGCAGGTGAGTTCGCACTGGCATTTGCACTCATGGTAATAATAGTATAAGGCACGGTGCTGATAGTAAGTGCAGTTCTCTGAAAGTTAACCACTGTTCTATTCCCCACAAGATAGGTAGCATTAATCAAAATGTCTCCAATCTGTAATCCACTAGCATCAAACTGAGCATTGGAAATAATAAATGTATTTCTGTCAATTCTAAATGAGTTATTATATGTTCCGCCTGTAAGTAATGCGGGTGTTATGACAGTAGTTTGCACAAGTCCTGCCACTGATGCGGTAGCAGTTGTTAACGGAACTCCGCCCCAGTTGATCGATCCACCGAGCGCAATTTGTGCAAAACTTGGCTGTCCACCTGCACCAGAACTTGATAGTCCTGTCCAAATAATGTTGCTTGGGTTTGCAGGATAGTTTCTAGGATTCAACACTCCTTCAATAACCAAAACGCCCGAGCCACTGTCAGCAGCAATTGCAAGACTCTTCAACAACAACTGAGCTCTGTTTAATAGATCTCGTTCTCCTAGATCTCCCACAAGTGCGTTGGACACACTAGGAGCCAACCGAATCATGAAAGCTGTTTGTTTAGTAGTAGTCACGCTGATCGCTGCCGCTGCATAACTGAAAATATATCCTCGATCTTCGTCAAACAATCCGTCCGTTAATAGCGCAGATCCCCAATGGCTGATTGTAGGAGTTAATATGCAACTGATTAAATTAACACCGACGCCAGCGGCGTGTGATGCTGCCACACTACCAGTGAATGATCGATTTAAACCTGCAACAAAGTTATTCAAACTGGTTGCTCGTGTGCAGCCAGTTAGTGTATCGCCAGACTTATTTGAGTATGAAATAATTTCATTGTCAACATATACTGTACCTGCATCTGGAAATCTAGCTGCATTTGTCAGCGTCATCGATGTTGCAGATGAATTGATTGCTGTTTTTAATTTACTTCTTGCTGAAGCATTTTCAACTTCATATCGAACTGGCAAGTTAGCTGTACGCATGTATGCTTCTGTGTTTACGTTTGAGTTTCGAATTCTATGCAAGAAAATAAACTTACCGTCTGATCCCCTAATCATAAATTCGATAAATCCAGCAGCATACCAGGAGTATTGAATACCGATCATCTGCATTCTACATACATCAAGATTGTATCCTGAAGGGCCAGTACCGTCGGCCTTGTCCATGTTCCAATCACGTTGAGGAATAATTAATTCCGTAACCACGCACAATTTTGCACCGCTGATACTGTTCACACCGCGCCAGTCAGGAGTCACTGTCATTTGAGTATTGCTAGTAATTCCAGTAACTGTGTGTGTCATTCCTCTTAACACTACCTTGTCTCCAGCTTTCAACTGTTCAGCAAGACGTGTGCCATTTCCGCTTATGAGATTACTTTCAATGTTTATAGACACAGTACCTGTTAACTGCTGAGTACTACTTCGTCTAACAAGGGCCATTTCTCGACCATCGTATTGATAAAAAATTCCGTTCTGTTCGTCAAATGCTCCCACTCTAACTGTGGAGCCGTGCCAGCTTCTTGCCAACATTCTAGTGTCAGATCCTAACTCAGCTGTTGTTGTTGACAGCGGAACTACCGATCTTACTGTGAATGTTCTAGAACTAAGTACAGATTCAACAGTGTATACACCGTTGTATTCAAATGATACCATACCAACAATTTCAATTGTTGCTCCTGCTTGTGCTCCATGATCTGTATCATCAGTGGTAATAGTAATAATACTGTTTGCTGCCAATCCGGTTGAAGTTGCTGATGCAATGTTATAACTAGGCGCAAATAATGCACCTGTGGTATACATCATGCCTTTACCAGACTGGTATCGAATATATTTTTTGCTCTGACGAATGGCTTGCGATCCGTATTGTGGACCACCAGTGCCTAACTGAACACCACCGTCAAATGGTCTGTGTGTAAAGAATGTATCAGGTCTAGCATATAGAGCTCCTGTAATAGCAGCAGTAGCATTTATAGATCCAGTAGTTCTTGCTGGGTATCTAAGTCTAGTATCAGACGGAACTTCGGTCACAACAAACGGCCCAGCTGCTACCTGATGGTTTGCTGATGTCAGTGTAATTGCCTGTGCTGCTGTGGATGAAGTAACCACTGCTACAAACTTGTCAGGAGCTCCTGAATATGCTGTAAATGCAACGGCTTCATAGGCAGCAGTTGTGGCACTAGATCTTTCAGTAAAACTACCTGTTTCTCCAGTAAATGATGTTAATATCAATCCGCCACTGTCTGCTACTATAACAAAGTTCTCGTCTCCAAACGCCAAATCATTCCATGTTCCAGTCGCCGGTAATGTGACTGCGCTCCATGAAGTTCCGTTAGTCGATAGTGCGGCTACCGCAGTATTTTTTGCCACTGCTAAAAATCTAGAGTTTCCAAATGTAACAGCATTCCAAGTTGAGCTGGCTGGTAAGGTTGAAGCGGTCCAGTTTGCTCCGTTATCTACAGAATAAGCTGCTGCTGTACCACCAGTAGCCACGGCCACAAAGAACGCTGAAGTACCCACAGTACCACCAGATACATCTTGCCAAGTGGTTGAACTTGGTAGTGTGGCAGCTGTCCAAGTAATCCCATCTATGGAATATGCTGCTGCGTTTGAACCACTTCTAACTGCAACAAATGCACCATTGAAATAGGCCACAGAAGTCCATGTTCCCGAACTAGGCAGCGCACCCATAGCTAGCCAGGTTGCTCCATTATTTGTAGAATAATTTCCAACGGTGCCTCCACTGGAAATAGCAACCCAATATGTTGTAATACCTATTGGTCCCGCAGCAATACTGGTCCATGTTGCACCTGTGCTTAAAGTTCCGCCAGAGGTCCATGTTGTTCCGTTGCTAGAAACTGCTGTAAAAGTACTGCCTGCGGCGATAGCAACAAATCTACCACCGAATCCAGCTACGTCAACCCATGTGCCAGAACTTGGAAGAACTGTTGCAACTGCGGTCACCTCCGGAGCAGGAGTTGAAGTAATATTAGCTAAAATAGTTGCGCCAGGAACTAGTCCGTGCTTGGATGTAAAGTCAACTTGTATGGTACCAATTGCACCAACATCTAACGCTGTTCCAGATGGAAGTTCACCAGTTAGTGCTTCACTCAATGTCAATGAAGGATATATTGCAAAACCTTCACCGGGGAACGGTGAACCACTG